GATTTAGATGTTTTAACTTATGAACAAGAATATGGTGGTGCGTTCGTTTCGTTTAAAGGAAGATGTTATTATGCTTTTGATGCAGAGTTGAATTGTCCACCAGAAGGGGAAAGGATACGATACAATCCAAACTATCCATTATATTTTTGTTTTGACTTTAATAGGATTCCCGGTAACTGTGCAATAGTTCAAGAACGCCCCGCCTCTGAGTTTCCTTGGTTATTGGTACGAAATAATGGACAAGATCGCGGCTTAATTACTTGTGTTATAGATGAAATTTTTTTAACACAAGATAGTCATACTGCAAAGATTTGTGATTTGCTCATTAAAAAATGGCATCATCATAAAGGTTTAGTTCAATTATATGGAGATGCAACTGGTGGAGCGAAGAAAAGTTGTGGTATAAAAGGTAGTGATTGGGATATCATTAATGAGAAATTCGATGGTAAATTTAATTATGAAATGTGTGTTAGAAGATCCAATCCTGCTGTAAGAGTGCGAATTAACTCTGTTAATAGCAGGTTACTTACTGCGGATGGTTATATACCCACTATTATAGACAGAAAATGTAAGTTTCTTATCAGAGACTTAGAGGGTGTGACTTGTGATGATGAAGGCAGCATTTTGAAAAGCGATTCTAAGTCGTTGCTTACTCACATCAGTGATGCATTTGGCTATTATGTATTCTATGAACATCCATTCGGCGGTGAGACTGATTACTCAGAAAGTGAATGGTAGAACATGAGTCGGACAAAAAGGCAAGAACCGAGAAACGGACAATTTAAAAAATTGAAGGCCTCAAAACAAAAACGTAATAAGAAGCAACGACAAGTGAAGGCAAACTTATCGAAGCACATGGAATTTGCAAGTAATCACAGAGAACATTTAGATATCACTAGTGGTTATTCTGCTTCTATGTACATGGAAGGCAATGATAAATAAGATTAATGGGCTTGTAACTCAGTAGGGAAAGAGTCACATTTGCAATGTGAATATTACAGGTTTGAGTCTTGTCAGATTTATTTAATTAATTAAATTTTTATGCAAAAAACAATCATAAAACGTAGAGCCATTCGTAGACATCATTATCGTAGATTGCGAAAGAAAAGACGGAGATACTGGTTTGGTCAAGAAGGCCAACATGATTCAAGAAGTTTAGGAATGGTAGTTACAACACCACATCCTTGTTCGTGTCGTGGTTGTGGTAATCCAAGAAAACACGAAAATCAAAAAACAATACAAGAAAGACGTAATTTTCAAGGTGGAGATTAATTATGCCAACCGAAGCACAAATAGTAAAAGAGAACGCCGAATGGCAAGCAACGAGTGACGCTAATACGCTTGCTGAAGCTGATGTAATTTTATCTGATACTAAACGCTTAGATGCTGCGAAAAAAGCTGCACAAGATTTATCGAAAGATGCAAAAGCAAGGTTTGAAGGATTGCTAAAAGTTGCAGGGAAGTTTGATGATAAAGTCGAAGGTATGCGAGTATTGAAAAATAATAAGGATTAATAATGCCATTTTTCTACGGAAGAAAAGGAACTGGACCACAAAGATGTTATATTAAATGGGGTAGGTCTGGTAAAGAATATCATTATACTTGTGGTAATGAAGCTGCAAGAGAACGGGCAAAAGCAAAAGCAGAGGCTCAACGAACAGCGATATTTTCAAGTGGATATACAGGGAGATAAAAATGGGCAAAAATATAAGAGGAAATCGAGATGGCACAGGACCACATAAGAATTCAGCACAAAGAAAACTAACAGGTAATAGAGGTAAAAGAAAATTAGCAGGAAAGAAATGCCTAAAGAAATAAAGACTAAGATTAAAGAGAGGACATGGTGATGAAGTTAATTAGAAAAGATAAAAAGAAACTCGAACATATGTCATTATGCGATGTTCCGGCAGGTTTTATATTTAAGTTTGATAATATAGGAACGCCAATGCTTAGACTTAGTGAAGAATGTGGTTATGTTGAGCTTGGAGGAGCTTGGCATAGTGTTGAAGAATTAGATAGAGAAAATGTTCGAGATAATACAGAAAGTGTTAAAGTTTATGGTAAATTAAGTTCGATTGTTGTTTAATTGTTTGAGGAGATAACATGACATACGAACGGCGAATGCTAATTATAATTAGTCTCTTAATTCTTTTTAATGTTTTAGCATTATCAGGTTGTGGAATTCTACAACGAACAGGTGATGCTATCTTTAATTCTATTGAAAAAGATAAACAGGTTACTCCTGAAACTTCAAAGGATGCTCTTTGGCAGACAGTAAAAAAGGCTAAAGATAATTTGTTCACTTCAATGGCTATTCCAATTGTTGCTCTTGGTGCTGCTGTAATATATCTTGGATTTAAGAAGTTGGGAATGGCTTGTATTATATTTGGTGCAGTAAATTTAATAATGTCGTTAGCATCTGCACGATTCTCATTTTGGATGGCCTTGTTTGGTTTTATAGGAACGATGGTTGCTCTTGCTGCAAGTATCTTAGCAAAAAATAAAGCTGTTAAAGAATTAGTTTATAATATACAAGATATAAAACAAACAGCAAGAGATGATAATATTGATATAGTGTATCAAGATAAGATAAAAGAGAAGTTGACAAAACAAACAAAATCTACTAAGAAAATCATAAGCAATATAAAAGCTAAATTAAAATGAAAATTCATATTTATCAAATTTGGTTCCCCACTTCTAAGAAGAGTTATGTTGGCCAAACTGCATATTTAGAAAAGAGAATGCAGCAGCATCTTTGTTCTGGTAGTTTAGTTTGTAAAGCTCTTTATAAATATGATGACTGGCAAGTTTCTATTCTTCACACTTGTAAAACTCGTGATGAAGCCAATAGAATTGAAATAGAAGAAATTCGCAATTTTAATTCCGTTGCTCCTAATGGTTATAATCTAACACACGGAGGTGAAGGCGGGGATACAATTTCTAATCATCCCAATAGAAAAATTATAATAGAAAAATTTAGTAAGTCTCATCAAGGAACAAATTTAGGGAATAAAAATGCTGCAGGAAATAAGAATCGTCAAGGATGCCATTTTTCTAAAGAATCAATAGAAAAAATAAGTAAAGGAATGCTTGGGAATAAAAATGCAAAAGGACACGGAGGACCAAAAGGAATAAAGCGTCCCGATGTTGCAAAAAGGAATAAAGAAAATAATCCTATGAAAGACCCCAAAATTGCAGCAAAAGTTAGTAAAAATCATAAGGGAAAGAAACATCTATACGCTTTAGGTGAAAAGAATGTATCTCATCGTACAGATGTGAAAATAAAACAATTAACAAATAAACTTAAAAAATTAGAGAAAGAATTAAAAGGGGAATTATAATGCACTTGTTACTTATTGGAATATTGGTTGGTTTTATACTCTATCCGGTTATTAAAATATTGATTAAGAAACTTACAGATAAGACAAACGAACTTTGAAAGTTGAGGACTTTTCGTTTGAGTGGTTTACAATAAGGAGTTTTTGGTTAAATTAATCCTCGGGCTTATTCGTCCACAATTACCATTTGAGTAAATAAAGTGATTTCAATTATGCTGAAGACTCCTACGCAATTATAAAATTTATTTGTTTATTTTCCTGAAAGGCAGGCGATGCTATGCAGAAAGATAAAAAAGCTAACAATAATAAGTTCTGTGAAAAGTTAATAATGAAAGAAAAGATCATAGCACTAATAGCTTCTGTTAAAGAACGAGAAGAGACATTAAGATTAGTGATTGATAGTATCTATGACCAAGTAGATGTAATTCATTTAGTTTTGAATTACTATGATGAAGTCCCTACTTGGCTGATCCAAAAATATAAAATACAAGTTCATCTTAATCCAACTAACCAAGATGCACACGATGCGGTTTGGAATTTTATTTGGGAAGATGGATACTATCTTGTTCTCGACGATGATTTAAATTACCCTCCGGATTACGTTTCTAAACTAATACAGAAAGTAGATGATTACAAAAAAGAAGCAGTAATCACTGTCCATGCTGCAAGAATAGTATGTCCTGTTAAGAGTTATTTTGATTGTCGCAATGTTTATCATTTTATTTGCGGTTTATCAAAAGATAGACAAGCAGATATGGCAGGTTGTGGAACGATAGCTTTTCATTCTTCAACTATAAACCCTCTACCAACGATATCAGATTTTCCTATTCCATTTTGTAGAGATCTATGGTTTTCTATTTTGTGTGCGAAGAATTGTGTTCCTATTATAGCAATAGAAAGACCAGCTTCTTGGATATCACCTTTAGTGGTGTATGGAGATACTGTATTTGATACTTCGAAGAAGAATAAAACTTTATTAGAAACAAAAGATAGGATATTAAAAGAAATCTTTCTCCCACTTTTATATTGCGATAGAGATGACAATAAATATTGTTTAATTTCTGATTATAGTTTTGATAAACGTTTATTAGCGAAAACGCTATCTACTTTAGATAATGTGACTAAATGTAATAAAATTATTTTTAGTGATATAGTTAAACAATATGGGAAAGATATTCTTACTCAGTATGTTATACCTAAAGAACGTAGTCTTGGGAAGATGGGATCTAAAGTCCTTACCCAATATCGATTTATTAAAAATTTACCAGATAATTCGAGAGTGATAAGTGCTGACGCTGATTTATATTTTGTTAAGGATCCATTTATTGCTTTTGAACAAGACTTTGATCTCGCAATAACGACCAGACCTTTTAAACACCATTACGTTACGAATTATGGTATAGTGATGTTTAGAGTCAATGATAAAACTCGAAATTTTTTAGACTTTATTATATCACAAATATTTGAAAGGACATGGCCAGAACTGATTAAGTATCAAAAATCATTCGGTCACAAAGGAAATGAATGGTGTGTTGGCCAAGATGCGATGAGCGTTGCATGGCTTCATAAAGAAGACATGCAAAAACGTTTTGGAATTAAGATAGTTGATATAGGACCAGATTATAATTATTGTCCTCATGCTGATGGTGTTCATACAGAACTTGGAAAAGATCAATTGATGAAAGCGTATCGTGAGAAGAAAGTTTCTGTATTACATTTGAAATCTCGGCTTAGAGAATTACTATTCGATGGAGCTATCGAATGAGAATTAAAAAAGGTTTTGTAGTTGTAGTGGATGATAGCTGGTATGCAGGGTTTATTCCATTTTATATTTATTTTGCTTTACGGTCAAATCCTGATGCTCATGTGTATATATTTTTTCGCGGTGTACTAAGTAATAAGATACGAGAACAGCTTAAAGTTCTTTTTCCAGTTTCGGAGAAAGAACAATTTACAATTTTTGAAAATTATAAATTTGATTATTGTAATGATGCATTTACTACTAAAGCTTTACGATGGACAATTAAATTTAATGCAGATGTAATACCAGAATATCTTTATATCGGTGATGTAGATATTATATTGGCTAATGAAAGCGTTTCTCTTTTTGAACAACATATTGAACATTTAGCAACATTAAAGCTTCCTTATAGTAATGTTATAAGAGGGGATCAAAAACGAATAACTGGCTTGCATTTTATTAAGACACGTGAATATGTAAAATGTATGCACAATACTATTGAGAAATATGATCATTTATTGAAACAAGGCATTAGACGGTGGAACGGTTCTAATGAAAAATTTTTATACAATATGTTAAATGAAATTAATCTTTTACCAGAAACTAATGATGGTTCAAGTTATGATTCTTTAGGTTATGATCCAAAGCTTTTAAATTTTAGGCCGCATCATGGAGTTCATCTCGGTGCTTTTCGTGGAGTGATTGAAAATAAACCTTTAGAATATTTAAGGTTTTATAGAAGTTCGCAATACTTAGAATATTTTACAGATTTCTTAAGTGCTTTTGATGAGAATCTTGTTCTTTATAATGTTATAGATAAAGCAGATTATACTATTAAAATAATTTTTAGAAAAGCTCTTTTATATGCAAAACATTTGATAACTGAGGAGACAAAAACATGAGACCTTCTACGGAATTTGTGAAAAACAAATTTGGTGATCAAAAAATATTAGTGGCAGAAATCGGTGTTCAATGCGGGAATAATGCTCGAACTTTGGTAGCAGCATTGAAGTTTGAACAACTTTTTCTTATCGATATTTGGGATTTGTATGAAAGGACTGGTCACTATGGTATTGGAAGTAGACCAATTAATTTTGATTATTATTATCCCGGAATTATAAAAGAATTCGGCAGTAATTCTGATGTTACTATTTTGAAATCTCCTTCTTTAGAGGCTTATAAAAGATTTCCAAATGAATATTTTGATTTCGTATATATTGATGCTGTTCATAGTTATGAAGCAGTGAAACAAGACATTGCAGCTTGGTTGCCGAAAGTTAAAATTGGTGGCGTTTTATCTGGCCACGATTATTTTAAAGTGTTTCCGGGTGTGATTCAAGCAGTTGATGAATTCGTGCTCACTAATAATTTTAAGCTTTATCAAAAAGCTCATGATTGGTGGATTGTGAAAGAATAATCATTATGAAAATCTTTATCAATATTGGTAGTGGTGCAGGTGGTGATATACATCGTTTTTATAAGGATGTTACAGATGCTGCTGATTGGAGAATAATTTGTTTTGAACCATTGCAATTTGATAGGCTGATAAGTTGTACTAATAAATACAATAATATAGAACATATTGAAGCTGCTGTTGCGATAGAAGATGGGGAATTACTAATCTACCCATCTTATCCTTATGGTATTTCTTCAACAATGGTTTTAGGAAAATCAACTGGGACAATTAATTATACAGATCCAATTACTGTTAATGGTATTGATTTTATAAAATGGTTTAAGGATAATATAAAAGACACAGATTTTGTTATTATTTCTATGAACATAGAAGGTGGTGAATATATTTTACTACCGAAATTACATGAAATAATTTCTAAGATTGATGGTTTATGGTTAAAACTTCATCATCATAAGTTTGAGAGACAACAAAGACACAAATTTACAAAAATTTATATAGAATTCGCTAAGAAAATTAAAGAATATAAGGTATTTATTTTTTGTGATTTAGTTGATAAGCATTTTGATTTTAAATGGTTTTTGGAACAAGTTTATAATGTTGAAAGTTAATTATGCCTGAAGAATATGCTTGTCATTCAAAACTTTATATACTTAAATTCGATGGTATTGAAGATGCTGTTGATTTTGCTAAAGAAACATTTCCAGAATCAAAAGTTTATGAAACGATGTACGACGAGAATGAAAATAATGAAGCTTGGATTTGTGTATTAGCAATTTGTGATATTTGTAATCATAACAGTATATTTTTCGCTCCAGCAGAAATTTATAATGAAGAAATTATTGGTGTAGAATGTAGTAATTGTGGAAACATGAGTGTTTATCCAAAAGAAGGGAGTTTTGAAGATGCATAGAAAATTAAATCTTGCAATTTTATGTTTAATAATATTATCAGTCATTGTAAGTTGCACAATAGTTAGCAATAGGAAAGTCACTGATTTGTATGCAGAAAATGTATCTGCGATTGTATTAGTTGCTAACGAAGCAGATGGATATGGAACTGGTTTTATAATTAATAAACAAAAAGGTTTAATTGTATCTGCATACCATCTTATAGATGAAAAACAATTTATTGAAGACCAACAATTTATAATAACGTTTCAAGCTGGTTTATTTGAAATAAAAACTTTCGGCACTATTATTGCGTTTGATAAATTGAATGATATTATTCTTATAAAAATTGATCCTGAAAAAATTAAACATTTGAAAATTTCTAATTTAAAATTTGCATCAAAAACATTTATTGGTGAACGAATTTATTGTATAGGTAATCCAAAAAATCTTTTTAATATAACTTCATTTGGAATTATTAGCAGTGGATTTATCTTTGATGATAATTTAAATTTTCCGCAACCTTACATGATAACAGATATTCATATAATGGGTGGGAACAGTGGATGTCCAGTATTTAATTTTGAAAATAAAGTGGTTGGAATGGTTGTAAGATTTTTCTATAGTTATTCGATGATTGTTCCTTCTAATTCTATTGAAACATTTATAAAAGAAAATGCAAATTGACGATACGTATATTAATTTCTATTGCTTGAATAGGAGTATAATTTATAATGACAGTAACAGATGAAAGATCGCCTGTTGCAATTCCCTCTATTAATTATGAAGCAATGGCCGAGTTGTGGGTTTTAATTCATGATTTGCTTGGCGGAACGATAGTGATGCATGAAGCGGCTCAAAAATGGCTTCCACAAGAATCTGCTGAAACCAGTTCTGCTTATAATGCTCGTTTGCAAAGAGCAGTTCTTTATAATGGATATAAAGATACATTAAATAAATTAAAAAATAGACCCTTTACCCATCCAATTACTTTAGTAGATATTCCTGTAGAACTTGCATATTTAGAAAACGATGTGGATGGCAACAATAAACCATTAGAAACTTTTATTAAAGAAGTCTTAGAAAATCTTATAAAATATGGTATTGCTCATATCTATGTAGATCATTCTATTGTTGAAGCAGTAACTAAAGGCAAACAAGTTACTAAAGCAGATGAAAAGAAACTCGGAGTACGAGTGTTTTTAACTAATATAGCTCCTCCTGATTTAATAGGTTGGCAAGCGACAAGGACTGCTAAATCTACTAAGTTAACTCAAATACGAGTTAAAGAAACAGCTGTAGAACCTGATGGAACTTATGGAGATAAAGAAGTTTCATATATAAAAGTCTATACGAAAACTGGATGGGAGTCCCATATACAAGATTCAGATAACGATGAGAAGTATATTCTTGAAGAAGAGGGGACACATTCTTTTGGTAAAATCCCATTAGTAACTATTTATGCTAATAGAACTGGCTTTATGACGGCTGATCCTCCATTAATGGATTTAGCTTGGTTAAACTTGTCTCACTGGCAAAGTTCTGCAGATCAAAAAAATATTTTACATTTTTCACGTTTTGGATTACTTTTTGGAAAGGGTCTACCGAAAAAAGTTGTACAGAAAGGTTCTTTGGATATTGGACCAACTAAGGCTATTTTAATTGGTGAAGGTGAGAATTCTCAATATGCTGATTTAAAATATGTAGAACATAGTGGGAAATCTATTGAAGCTGGCCAAAAAGATATTACAGATATTGAATGTAAGATGCGTATTCTTGGAGATCAGCCTTTAATAAAAGATATTCCTGATACTGCGACTGCTGAGCGAATCGGCGAGAATAGAACTGTCAGTCAATTACAATCTTGGATTCATGCTCTTGAGCGTGGAATGATACAAGCTTTAAAATTTGCTTGTATATGGAGAGAAGTCACTCCTCTTGAAACTATGGCTGTTGAAATTTATAGTGATTTTGAAGCCCTTATTGCTGGAAGTGGTGATAAAGAACATATTTTAAAGGCCAGACAAAGTGGTGAAATTTCAAGAGAACGCTATCTTAGAGAAGCACAGCGTCGAGGCGTGTATTCTCAAGATATGGATCCAGAAGTAGAAGCTGAAGCTGCTGGTAAAGAAGACAATGAGGAACTGGAAAATTTATTGCCTAAAGAAACAATCGAGGAAGAAGATTTAATAGAGGATGAAGAATAATTTATGCCGGAAGAGTCAATTATAATTGAAACAAAATTTGAACAGGATGTACGAAAAGAACTTGCTGAAATTAAACAGCAAACTGAAGAATTGATTGTAGAATATGGTTCACCTCCTATGATAGGATAATCATATAATTTAAAAGGAAAAAATCAAATGGCTGAAACAAGAAAAGTAGGTACATTAATTGAATTAACATATCAAGCAACTAAAGCCACAACAGGTCTTACAGATGTGACAATGGAAATTTATGACGAAACTCGTACAAAGGATATACCTAATTTTCCAGACGTTGTATTAATTGAAATCGGTTCAACTGGAAGATACTATGGTTCTTTTGCTCCTGATCAAGAAGGCGATTGGCGGGTAATGATTGATAGTGCTTCTAAGTCTGGAAAGATGGTCAGAGATTATAAAATTGTTGGTCATGATATTGATTCTGTTGGCGATGCAGTTGCAATCGTAGATTCAACTATGGCGAAAGATGCTACTGTCTCTAAAGAGGCGACGGCTGCGAAAGATTCAACAGTTTCTAAAGAAGCTACTGCTGCGAAAGATGCTACTGTTGCAAAAGATGCTACTGTTGCAAAAACAGGAGGAGATGGGGATACATTGAAAACATTATCAGATCAAATTGATGGTGTTGATCCAACTGCTGCTCCGATGATTGGATAATTTATGAATGAAAATTATAGAATTGAAACTCAATTTATCGAGTAATCAAAATGTTCTTCATCGAAAGTTTATTTATATAGCAGAAAATGATTCTTCTGAAATAATAGGTTATTGTCATACATCTCAAGAAGGGACAAAAGATTTTGTATTATATTCATTAGAATCAGGAATATACTATTTTAATTTTCAATTTAATCATCGTGGAAAATATGTTTTTGTATTTTCTGAAGATGGGATTAAAAAACTTATAATGATAACCACGATAACGTAATGGCAAAAAGAATTATCCCAACTGTAAATGAAAAGCTTCTTGAGAAATATATTCGCCATTCTGTTTATCTTGAACAACTTAAAAATGGTGAAGCGAGTCTTATAAGTAGATTTTTAGGGGAAAAAGTTTTTCCTCAGCTCCGTGACAAGTTAATAAAAGAATTAGGCAGAGTTAAAGGTTTAGAGACTCTTGGTAGTATTCGTAAGATTCCTGCAAAACGTTTAACACGAATGTTGTTAGCTGTTCGTAAAACTGCACAAGCGGGAGCAGTAAAAGCCGAAAAGATGTTAGTCAAACGTCTTGTGAATATCAGCCGTTTTGAGGCTGATTGGAATGCTAATATAATTTCTAAAACAGTACCTCTTGATTTAGAAATGTCTATGCCAAGTAATGAAGTTTTAAGAAATCTTGTAACGATGCGTCCAATGGATGGTCATAAACTTGGAACTTGGATGAGTGGTTATTCTACAGCTATTCGCGTTGCGATGACTAAACAAATTAAAGTTGGAATTGCGACTGGTGAAAGTTTGCCAGCTATCGGAGCTCGAATTGAACGGGCGTTAGGTTATAAAACCAAACAGGCTCAATATATAGCCAGAACCGCAGTTTCGAACGTCGTGCATCAAGCACGTGAAGAAGTTTTTAAAAAGAATACAGATATTGTTCGCAAGGTGCAATGGGTATCTACCTTAGATGACAGGACGAGCATGATTTGCATAGGCTATGATGGACGAATGTTTGATATTGGAGATGGTAGTCCACGGCCTCCAGCACATTTTAACTGTCGAAGTACAGTTGTTCCCGTAACTCCATCTTGGCAAGAATATGGAATAGAAGATCCACCACCTGCGACAAGAGCTTCTATGAATGGTTCAGTACCAGCAAAGATGACATACAAACAATGGATTAAGAAACAACCAAAAGCTGTTCAAGTAAAAGTACTCGGTAAGAAACGTGCTGAACTTTATCGTAGTGGGCAAGTTAAGATAGATAGATTTGTTGGTAAGGATATGCGACCTTTGACATTAAAACAACTTGCAAGACGCGAAGGTTTAGATTTAGCTCCTGCTCCGCCAGCAGTAGCTGAAGCTCCACCAATAACAGTTTCAAAAGTAGGAACAACTTTTGCTAAAACAACGACAAAAGATATTCAAAATACGGTTATAAATCAAATTGATACTTATCCTGAAAAAGTAAAAGCAGCATTAAATAAAAACGGTGTTTCAATCAATGTTGGTAATAGTTTAACAGAAATAAATCCGAGATTAAAAGGTTTACATCCTGCTGGATGGTCAGAGAAGGCGACTTGGGATAATGTCAGTGGTGTTTATGATATGAAAGCTAAATCTATTTCTGTGGCTGAAACACATCTCCCTAAAGGTAAAAAACTATTCGTAGCAAATTCTAAAGACCATATAAGAATGGTATTAAATCATGAGACTGGTCATGCGTTTGATGGAACATTAGGTGAAGGTCTTAATGTTTATAGTAATCAGAAAAAATTTCAACAAGCATATTGGAAAGATGTTGCAAAATTATCTAAAGCGGATATTGCTAAAAATGATTTAAGATTTTTTATGCAAACAGGTGCAAGAGGAAGAAGTGAAACTTTTGCTGATGTATTTGGTGATCTTATGGGAGGCGGTGGAGTACCAGGAATTAGAAAGTTTTTCCCTAATAGTGCAAAATATATTGAGGATTTGTTAAAATGAGAACAAAAGAAGTAATAGTTCCAGCGTATGGCGATGGTATAATCGGCGATGCACGAATAGATATGTCTATTCAATGTTTAGCTTGTAATAATTTAAATAATAATATGACAACTTGTAAAGCATTTCCTGAAGGAATACCTGAGAAAATCCTTATAGGTAAATTTGATCATACTCGTCCATGGCGAGGCGATAATGGTATTCGATTTGAAAGAATAAAATAATGGCTAAAGAAGAAATAAAAGAAGAAGCCGGTTTACGATTTGTAGGCATCCCCGATGAATTTGAATTTATCGGAATGGAAGAAGATGTTGAGGTTATAGAAATTAAAGAATAATTATTAATTTATTTAGGAGAACTATTATGTTAAATGCGGTTGTGCCGAATCTTGATGGCGTGGAGGAATCATTGAAGGAACATTATGTAGAGAAGGACGGAAAATTTCATCTCAATGTAACTAAAGTTGATGGAATATCTTTAGAAAATGTTGATGGATTAAAAAATACAGTTTCAACACTTCGTACAAGTGAGAAAACTCTGCAGCAAGAAGTGAAAACTGCCAAAGAAGCAACAATAGCGATACAAACAAAACTTGATGAACTTCAAGAAACTTATAAAGGAATAGATGTTGAACAAGCCAGAGAAGCTATTGGGAAAATTGAAGATATTAAAAATTGGGATGGGGAAACAAAAGTAAAAGAGGCCGTTCAACTTGCTGTTCAACAAACAGAACAAAAAATGCAAACTAAGATAGATGCAGTCGTAACACAACATACTACTGAAAAAGAAACCTTGCAGAAGGATTTAGTCAGTTCTCAAGAACAACTGCAAAATGCTATTGTCACTACTAAGATCGTAGAAGCAATTTCTAAAGAAGGTGGGAACGTTGATGTTTTAATGCCTCACGTTAAGAGTCAAGTTGTAATGATAAAAGATTCGCGTGGGACTTGGAAACCTGAAGTACAGAATAATGATGGTGATCCAAGAGTTAATAGTGATGGTGCTGATTTGAGTGTTCTTCAATTAGTACAAGAAATGAAAACCCAAGATGTTTTTGCTGGTTGTTTTTCTGGTGCGAATTCCTCTGGAACTGGAAAACAAAATTCTTCAGAAAGTGGTAAGCAGAATGATAAGACCAACAAAAAGAAAGTCATCCCATCATCGGATGATAAGGCAATGTCTAATAATATAGATGATATTGCTTCTGGTAAAACAGTTGTTGATATGGAACAATAGTATTAACAATTCAGATGTAGAATATTAGTTGTAGAGGGATTCTGTAATTAGTATTTGACAGGACGGGATGTTCTGCGTAATTGACAAATAAGAACGATTCTTTATATTAAGAAAGGAGTAAGCATGGCTTACCCAGACAATAGTTTAACAGAAATTATGCCGAAGATTTTAGCGAGAGCTTTAATAAGTCTTCGAACTCGGTGTGTTATGCCGAGATTAGTAAATAGTGATTATGGTGCAGAAGCTGCGAAGAAAGGTTCTTCAATAGATGTTCCTATTCCAGTTGCAGTTGGCACAACGGCAGTTGCTCCGAGTCATCTCCCAATTAGTAAGAAAGGTATAACTCCGGCATCGGTTAATATCGCTTTAGACCAGTGGAAACAGAATCTTCCTATTGGTCTTAGTGATAAAGAACTTGGTGAAGTCGAAGCGAGTGAAACTTTTCTTCCTATGCAGCTTATGGAGGCTATTAAGGGTTTGGCTACGGATGTAAATCAGCAAATCGTCGGTAGATATAAAGGTGCTACAAGAGGTGTTTTTGGTGTAGCTGGTGGAACTTATGGAACTACTCCCTTTACTTCTACGCAAGGTGTTTCTGGTGCAACTTTAGCCAGAAAAGTTTTGAATCAGCAACTTTGTCCAAAAACTGATCGTCGAGGTTTGGTTGATTTTGCTTGTGAAGCCAATATGCTTGACCTTTCTCAGTTTAGTGACGCTGAAAAGATTATGTCCGCCGTCGTAAAGATGGAGGGTGAAATTGGTCG